AAATATAACAAGGGGTATTAGATGCCACAAAAGAACGTCAGAAAGGCATTCGAGGACAGGTTAGTAGAGATGCCTTTAGGTTTAGGAGCATCTAAAACAGCTTTTGAGAACGTAACATTTAAACCTAAAGTTGGTGAAGCATATCAACGTTCTGTACTAGCTCCAATTACTCCTGAAAATCCAACATTAGGTGATGGTTATTTCCGTGAGGTTGGTTTCTATCAAGTTGTCTTATCTTATCCGAAAGGTGAAGGTGTTGGTAACATAACAACAATGGCAGAGCTTGTTCAAGATTATTTTAAACGAGGAACAACATTAGTTGAGGGTTCAGATAAAATAATAGTAGATAGGACTCCGCAAATATCCCCTGTCTACATCAACGACAATAGAGCAGAGATTACAATAAGAATTAGATACTATTCAGAGCAGTTTGTTTAACTTAATTAAACCTTTTCTTTAAACAAACAACTCAATTAATAATTCAATCTCTAATTTAAAATAATTTTAACAATTACACAATTAGCAATAATTTTTGGAGTAAATAATGGCAACAGCTTCAGGTGTTAATAAAGTAGTATCTTATAAAAAAGAAACTACTTTTGGTACATTACCTTCCCCTGTTACTGGCGGACAAACACTTCGCCGAGTATCATCTAATTTCAACTTAACAAAAGAAACTTATCAATCAGAGGAAGTTCGACAAGACTACCAATTGATTGATATGCGTCACGGTGTTCGTTCTGTAGAGGGCAGTATCTCAGGTGAACTTAGTGCAGGAACTTATGCAGATTTCTTAGCTTCTGCTTTAGCTCGTAACTGGTCAGCAGCAACACCAACAACTTTAGGTAGTACAACTATCGCTACTGTAGGTGGTACAAACACAATCACTCGTACAACAGGTAGTTGGTTAAATGATAAAGTTCGTGTAGGTAATGTTATTCGTTTAACTGGTTTCGCTACAGCTAACAACAATGTTAACTTACTTGTTATCACTTTAACAGCTACAGTAGCAACAGTAGTAGTTTTGAATGGTTTTAAGATGACTAACGAAACAGTAGCTTCTGGTGGTACATTTGTAGCGACAGGTAAAACGACTTATGCACCTACAACTGGTCATACTGACGATTCATATACATTTGAAGAATGGTATTCAGATATTGGTCAATCAGAAGTAACAGTAGGCAATAAAGTAAATACTGTAGGTATTGCACTTCCTGCAACTGGTTTGACAACTATTGATCTTAGTTTCATGGGACAAGACTTAGCTAAACAAGGAACATCTCAATTCTTAACTAACCCTACAGGTCAAAACAACAATGGTATCTTTGCAGCAGTAAATGGTGCTTTGATTGTAAATGGTGCTCCTGTAGCTCTTGTAACTGGTGCTAACTTCAACATCAACCGTAACCTGACTTCTGAAGCAGTAGTTGGTAGTAATATTAAACCTGAAATCTACGAAGGTCGTATCATTGTAGATGGTGACTTCACTACCCTATATCAAGACGGCACATTCGCTGGTTACTTTGATAATGAAACAGAGATTAGTTTAGTTATTGCTTTAACAGCTAACAACTTATCAAACTCAGCGTTTATGTCTTTCACTATTCCACGTCTTAAATTGTCTACAGATACTAAAGATGATGGTGAGAAAGGTATTGTTTCTTCTAACTCATTCCAAGCCCTTAAAGGCGATGGTGCAAATGGTTTTGAAGCAACTACATTGATGATTCAAGATTCTACTTTATAAAGTGAATTTAAGTTTTAACAAATAACAACAAAGGGGTGAAAGTCCCCTTACTTATTTATTTTTTATATTTTATTTTGAGGATACACAACATGGCTTTTGATATTAAAAAAACTAACTTAGCTGAACAAGCTGAAGCTGGTCACGAATTTGAAGTAAAACTACCTGATGGTAGCTCAACTGATTTCTTCATTACTGTACGTGGTAACTTATCACCTAAGATGAAGAAATACAGTAAAGATTTATTTAATAAAATGCAGATGAAAGAATTGCAAGCTAAACGTAGAGGTAAAGGTGAACAACCTGTAGACTTAGATGAAGCTGAAGCAACTCTTATTGAATCAGCAGCAGCACGTATCGTTACTTGGAAAGGTTTAGAGGAAGACGGTAAGGTTGTAGAACCTACTCCTGAAAACATTAAACGTATTATGCAAGAACTTGATTGGGTACGTGGACAAGTCCTAGAAGAAAGTGACAATGCTGCAAATTTCATCTAAGCAATATTCTTGATGACTGTATTGAGTATTGCCAATATCAGATTGAACACACTCAGAGAGTATCTGATGGATCAACTGTAAATGACCATATTGAGGCAGCTAAGGATAACCCTTTCCTTGCCTCTATGGGTGGTCATCAAAAGATATTACAAGAAGCAACAGAAGAACCTCCATTACTTCCAAGTGCTGCTCAATTTGCATGGACGTATTTCTTACGTTTAAATCAAACGAGGCAGTCAGGAGGTTTTGGAGGTTTTTGTGCTATTAGTTACCAAGAAATGTTAGCGTTCTTCACCTTAGAAGATGTATTACCCGAACCTTATGAACTAGAGTTGATTAGGGTGTGGGATAAGGTGTGGTTAGAACACCACAACAAAGAAAAAGAAAAAGCTTCTAAGAATAAGTAAGAACAATGAGAAGCAAAGACTAAACACGAGGAATAGTAATGGATTTAGTTAAAATTGGTTTTCAGATTAACGCTAATGGTTTAAAAGACGCTAATACAGAAGTTGATAAACTTCTCGATAAAGTCGATAACATTGGTACAAAAGGTAAGAAAGCTTCTTCTGATTTCGAGAGCAGTCAAAAGAAAGTTCAGGATAGTGTTAAGAAAACAGAGAAGGTATCAACAAGTGCTTCGGATAAAATGATCCAAAAGCAACAGACGATCAACCAACTTCTTCCTTATATGGATAAAAACACTGCCAATCTAGCATCATCTTTTTGGTTGGTCAGTAAAGAAGCTCAGTCGTTTAACAAGTATCTTGATTTACTTGAAAGTAATAAAGCTATCACTCAACAAAAGAAACAAGTGGAAGGTTTAGCTAAAGAGCAAGCAAAGGCTTCAGCTAGTGAAGAAGTTGCAAGGCAGAAGCGTCTTTTAGCGGATCAAAACTATTATCAAAATGTGCAAGAGCAAGCACGTAAAACAACAAATAAAGAGCTTGAAAGCTTACAAAAAGCTGAAGCTAGTGCTGAGTCTTTACGTCAAAAGAAACTCTTATCAGAACAAAATTATTATCTACGTGTACAAGAAGAAGCTAAAAAAGCTTCAGCTAAAGAACAAGAAAGCTTAAAGAAGATAGAAGTTGAACAAGAAGCTTTACGTCAAAAGAGGCTTCTTTCGGAACAAAACTACTATTTAAAAACTCAAGAAGAAGTTAAGAAAGCTGCTGCTAAAGAAAAAGCTTTACAACAACAAGCTATTGATGATGCAGAGAAAGCTAGACAGCAATCTTTATTACGTGTTCAAAACAATTACATTAAACAGCAAGAGGCTATAGCTAAAGCACAACAAAAAGCTGTTGACAAACAAGTTGCTTCTCAGAATGCTTTAAACGAATCTAATCAAAAAGCTATTACTCTCGAACAAGCTAAGACTAAGTATGTATCTCAAGGTTATAGTAAAACAGATTCTACTCGTCTAGCTCGTTTAGAAGTTAGTGGTGCTGACGTAACTACAATAGACAACTACAAATCTGCTATCGACGATACAACAAAGGCAGCACAAGCATTAAAACCCGCTCTTGATGACGCTTCGGCAAGCCATAGTGATTTCTTAGATCAAGTTAAGGGTATTGCCATCTATGCTGCATTATCTGCTACTATTTATGGTGTTATGACAGCGATAACTAACCTTGCTGTTGCTACAGTTAAAATGGCAGATGAATACACAGCTATTCAAAACCGTATGAAGTTGTATGTTAAAGATGCTAATACTATTATAGAGGTTAACCAAAAACTAGCAGGATACTCGATGGAGAACAATGTAGGGTTAAGAGAGACAGCTACACTATTCTCTCGTCTTGCACCATCTATGCAGAAGCTTGGAGCTAACACAACAGCGATTACAACTGTTGTAGATGCTTTTGGTAAATCTATGCGTATTGGTGGAGCTACAGCAATGGAAGCTGCATCAGCTACTATTCAGTTCTCTCAAGCTATGGCATCAGGTAAATTAGCTGGTGATGAATTTAGGTCTATCTCAGAAGCATCTCCACGTTTCCTTAAAGCAATTGCTGAAGGTAGTGGTATTGCAGCAAATAAACTTAAAGAGATGTCTGCTGCTGGTATGCTAACTACACAAGTTATCTCTAAAGCATTGTTAAAAGAATACCCTAAACTGATTGAAGAAAACAAGAAGTTGGGTATAACAATGGAGCAGGGAGCTAATGCTATTAAGACAGGTTTCTTAGTTGCTATTGGTGAGTTTAACGAAGGTGCAGGGATTACTAAAGCTCTTGGTGAAGCTATGTTAGACTTAGCTCAAGGGATGCTTACAGGTGCTCAAAATGCTAGACAATTTGGTAAGGATATAAATGATTGGTTCTCAGCTAATGCAGGCACTATCAATACCGTTGTAGAGGCTTTTAAACTTCTTGCTACTGTTATTGCTACTCGATATGTAGCTTCTCTTGTTTTAGCTACCGTTGCTAGTGTAAAACTTACTTACCAAACATCAGCTTTAGCTGCTGCAACAACTGCTTCAATGAGAGCTTTTGTTTTAGGTGCTACTGCTGCTACTGCTTTCGGTAGAGCTGCACAAACAGCTTTCGCTTTTATGGGTGGTTGGGCAGGTATTGCTCTAACTATTGCAGGTGTAGCAACTTCATACTTATTGTTAAGAGATAATGCTGCGGAAGCAAGTAAGAAATTAGTTGAATCTAGCGAATATGCAGATATGACTACTAACTCTTTCAAACAACTTAACGCAGAACAACAGAAGAATGCTAGAGCTTCGTTAATCAAGTCTATGTCAGATGTAAATGAAAAGTTAGATGAGCAAGCAAACACTGTGAATCGTGTACTTCTCAACTACGTGCAATTACGTCAAATGCAAGGTAAGATGAACAACAAGCAGTTGGATGACGTAATCAATAAAACTACTAAGGGTTTGATGGATTATGACACAGCTTACCGTAAACTCTTAGAGTTAGGTGCGCCTACAGATGTTGTTGAGGAGTTTAAGAAACAGAAAGATGTTTACAACGAAACAGCTAAGTCTGCAAAAACTCTTGAAACATCAGCTAATGCAGCAGGTGCAGGTGTTAAGCTTGCAGGTAATGAAGCACAAAACGCTACTCCTGCAATCAACGGTCTTAAAGATAAGACTAAGCAGCTAGGTGAAGAAGCTGTCATTGCTGGTAGTAAGTTTAACAAGATGGCAGAGGATTTCAAGAAGACTATTAGTGACAGTAAAGATACCTTAAACATCATGCAGAAGTATGATTTAGATGAAGATTCTGCTCGTAAAGTTGTGTCTAGTGTTCAAGCTACCTTTGACCCATTGGAACAAAAAGCTACTGACTTAACAGGTACGATTAAAGGTATGAATAAGCAGCTTAGTGGTATGGGTAATGCTACTCCACAACAGCGTAAGCTTATGCAAGAACGCATAGATTCCTCAAAAGAATCTTTGAAAATCTTACAAGAACAAATCAAGCTAGGTAAGGATAGTCAAGCTGCAAACTTAGTCCCTTATGCTAAGATGGCTAAAGCTGAAGAAGATAGAATCTCTGCTTTAACAGCTTCTCGTAAAGATGAAGATAAATCGTCAGACAAGTTGTTGAAGAAACGTGAAGAAGTGCTGTCGGGTTATGAAGATCAAATTAACTATGTTCAACGTATCCAACAATTACTTTCTCAAGGTGTAGATTTTGAAGTTGCTAAAGTTGCTGCAACTAAAGATTACTATGAGAATATTACAGGTACTATGCTTGCTCAAGAAGTTATCTTAGCTCAACAAACTCAAAAACGTCTTGAATACCTTGCTACGCTATCGGAAGAAGAGGATATTCAAACTAGAGCAATCTTACTTCAGCAGAAAGGTGCATCTTATGCTCAATCTCGTGCTATAGCTGAAGCAGGGTTTAGAGAAGATGCTGATG